AAAGATGTCGCCGCGCGACTTACTCATAGCCTTGTACGAAATAAGGTGGCGCAACTGTTTGGCATGGGGCGGCAAATCATAGTAGTCATTGTGGCCACCAGATACTTGCTTACTAGGTATAGATTCAGTCATATCAAGTACTTAACCTTGGTGGCTGGTGGCGCATCTTGCGCATCTTGCGCGTCAAGATCATCAGAATCGTCTGTATTGTCCACAATGCTTTGCGCAAACTTGCTGTCAAAGTCAGACTTCTGGCGCACAATTTCGCCCATCTTTATCAGATTTTCCAATTGGTTATCGTCTGTCAAAGACGCCGTAATCAAGCCGTACATGCCAGCCATGATAGTAGTTACGTACTCCAAGAAATCTTGGTCTACATCTTCATCATACTGAAGGCGCACCTTTGTACCCACATCGCCTTCGCCGTCAATAGTGAAGGTTATCTTGGCGCTATCAAATCCGCTTAATTCGGGCTTGCTATTTTCTTCCACGCGTACCTGCCTTTCTGCTAGAACTTTTATGGTTTTTGAATTGCTGCAGCACATCCCTAGACTCCGTAGGTAGCGTTTCTTCCAGCCATGCTGCCACTACCCATCTGTGCGCATACAAGAAGCCATGCTTGTCGCACCAATCGGCGTAGGTTGTAGTGCTGCCCTTTCGCAAATTATTTAGCGGATTAGAAAATACAAAGCGTATATCTAGCGCCGGATACATTTCCTTGATAAGCAAATGTTTTTTGCGATCTTCCAAAGTGAATCGGCCTTTGGTTTCGATGACAATGCCATTTGGCAGCACATAGTCAGGCGTATAGTTGCGCACTACCGCAGGCACTTTATACGGAATGCGGATGGCTTCGTACTGCGCGTCTACGCCCAATTCCTTTAATTGTTCTGCGACCTTCATTTCTAGGCCCGAACGAAATCCCAGCTTGATCGCTGTATAGTTCCTATAGTGCATCATCAGCCTTTGTTTGATAGCTTGAATACCAATACATGCGCGGATTTTTTGCCTTAGACATGGTTTGGGGCTTGAGTTGAGTGTCAGGCCAGCAGTGTCGAATATATTGGCAAAAGCCGCATATGGCAGGCAAACGCCTGTTTCCAGTTTTCTTTCCATTGAATTCCTCTTCTATGTCATTGAAGCATTTAACAAAGGGGGCGCTAGTGTCTTGTACAAGGCTGGCAGTTGCCTTGCAGTTTTCGATGACCTTTTGAATGTCGCGTTCCGGCATTTCAAATTCTACGACACAGACTTCGCCAGTTGATTTATTTAGGACGATCCAGCCGCCCGGCTCTTTTCCTTGGCCCTTGGCGTACCCAATCAATTGCCCTATATAACCAAAGCTGTCATCGGCGGCCAGACTTTCCCAGCCCTTTGCCCATTTATTGTCGTAGGCCCAAGGCGATGCGGACTTTACGTCATAGACCTTATTGTCTATTTCTATATCGTCTTCGCCTTCGATTACAGTGTCAGGGGCCAGTTGCCATGCGACTTTGGTCTTGGCGCCTGTGATATTGGCGCCGCCAGACAATTTAATTATTAGGTTTACAAGAACCTCCGATAAATCGCCCAGCATCATGCGCATGATGTGGTTATACGGCATTTGGTTCTTTGGTAGCTGTTCATCTACGTTTGCGGCATCTAGCTGTAGCTGGCAAGAAGGGCGCCCAATATTGCTCATGCGCAATCGGAAAGGTTCCTTTTGCCTAAATAATTGTTTGCGCAATCCTTCCTCAAATTCTTGTACAGCTTCCTTGATGGCCCGCTCTAGTTCTTCTGGCGCAACGTCAAGCGGCCGCCCATTAGATAATTCTTCTAGGGTAGAACGTATAAACAATTGCAGCGGTGAAATACTCATAGGCATATGTACTCAAGACAAAAAAGCCTGCGCGCATCAAGAATAAATACCCAATGGCGCAGGCTTTGTACGTTGAATAAAATTACTTAAATTGCGGCTGTTTGCCTAGGCTAGTACCTTTTATGGGTGTCGCCGTACAAAGTCGAACCGAAATAGAAGTTTTTATTAGGGCCAAAACTAGTTTGTTCCGTAACTTCCTCAAGCTCCATTAGCTCATGGACGCCGCCCAAAATATCTAGGCTAGGAAACTTCTTTACAGAACCACCTTGGCGCAAGAACCTATCGACTTCTTCGCCAAATTCTGTGGTGCCTTCTATATTATCCTTGGCCGTATACGGAATCTGGCGCTGGATAATGGCGTTGCAATTTTCCCTAAACTGCCTGCGCAGTTCGTTATGCTCTTTTGTAGATTCTGAAAGTTCTGGGGGCATTATGCGTACTCCACATCATCATCTTCTACGTCTTCAAAGTCAGAATCCAAGGCCGATTTGGCCAAGGCGTTTACTGCCGTCTGAATGCCCTTTTCATTGGCTAGGGCTTTGTCGTACGCCTTTTCAATGCGTTCATTTTCCTGCTTAACTAACGTAGCCATATGCAGCATTGTATCAATGGTGGGCTTGTCTAGGGACGCAGGTTCGGCGTAATTGGGCGAAAAGCGCATGACATAGTACGTAACGCTGCCGTTTTCGCGTTCTTCGGCGGTAACGTCACACCAGTAATCATAGAAGTTCTTGCCGCGTGGCAAGGTCTTGACCATGTCATCTTCAAAGGGGCTAAAGTTTGACCCTTTTAGCAGCAAAATACAAGGAACATTTTCAAGGGTAACTTGTTCGCCGTCAGCAGTCTGGCCAGTGTACGAAACTAGGCCGCGCAATTGGCGGAAGCACCGAATGTCGCTGTACTTGGCCTGTTGGGCCTTGGACATTTCGCGCAAGTCCTTGCTGGTTGGTTTGCCGCAGCGTGTTGTGCCGCCCATGTCCCTTGCTTCATGGTTAAAGGAAGGGATCAGAATCGTCTTGTTGGCTACTTTATTCTGTTCGGGGTCATAATGTATCCACTGATACAGTTGGCTCAGTACGCGCAGTTTAACTGATTCGGCATATACCAATTCATTCTGACTTTCTAGGCCAGACACAAAGAAGTGGCCCTGCGGAACCTTGCGATTTTGCTTGTCCTTGCGCTTTGAATTGATCTTTAGTTGCGGCAAGCGCTCAGTTTCGCCGCCAGTGGGCGCTGTTGTACCAAGCAGTTGCATCATTTCTGGAGTAAGATCAGCGGCAGTTGCTGGAAGATTATTAGAATTAGACATTTTAAGCACCTTAACTTATTAAGTTAATTAGGATTAGTATAGATGGAAGCTTCTACTTCGGAAGTTTCCATCCAATTAGGGCCGCAAACAATTTCGATGTCTAGCGGCATACAAAGCTCATAGCCGAATCTATTCTTGATATCATCAGCTATTCCAGAAGACATGGCTTCGTACAAAAGATGGAAGACCCTGTCCTGCTCATTTGGGTAACAGTCAACAACAATAGAATCATGTACGGTCAGGATGATTTTACTGCGCAGCTTTTCTTCCATGAATAACCGGAGCGCCCTTACACACGCCAAAGGCACTATGTCGGCTGTAGCAAAGGATTGGACAGGGTAATTGACGATAGCAGTAGCGTTTGTAACCCTACCACTTCGGGTTCTGTGCGCGTCAGGAAAATGGAATTCCCTGCCAGAAGGTGTACGAACGATGCCAGTTTTTAGGACGCCTGTCATCAGTTCCTTATGCCAAGCACCTAATCGTTCGTAGATATTGAAGTACTCCTTGAAATACTCCTGCACATGAGGGGGTTCGCTTGCGCCCATACCACCGTACAGCGGCGCAAACGTATACGCCTTCGCGGATTGGCGCATATCTTTGGAAACATCGGCAGGACTGCATTGATTGATGATGCAGGCCGTCTGTTTGTGTACGTCTTTGCCGTCAAAGATGTCGGCAATAATCTGTGGGTCACGGCTCAATTCGCCTGCTACCCTAAATTCTAGGCCACTAAAGTCTGCTTCGATAATCTGGCCGCCTTGGGCTTGCCAGCGCGAAACTACGCATTTGCGCACAGGAAACTTGCCGCTCTTGGGCTGATTCTGGAAGTTAGGGTTGCTGGAAGACAGGCGCCCAGTGCGCGTAACTGTCTGATTGAATTGCGCATGCAGCAGGCCGTCTTCCCTAGTCCAATGCTTTATGTTCCGTACAAAGGAATCTAAGTAGGTATTGACGGCATTCAAGCGCGTCAAGCCTTCCAAGAATTGCTGCGCTTGTTCCTTTAAAGGGTTTGTGTCTTCCCAATAGGCAACCTTGGACTGCAGGCGCTTGATGGTAGCCTTGTCCGTTTTAAAGCCGTTGGCGCTAGCATCTTCGGCGGATTCTGGCGACAGGCGCAGGCCAGCAACTTCGCGCAACTGTACAAAGATAAGGCCAGCGCCAGCGCACCTAACGCATTTAGTTTCTTTTTTGAAGGGCGTGCCGTCTTTCTTTGTTTTTCTAATCTTGCCAAAGCCGCTGCAACTAGAACAGTTGTGCGCCACGGTCTTGCGCGCAATTTCCGTATTGCTGCGAACATGCCCAATAAACTGGCGCTCAGACATTTGTGGGGGCCGCAAGCTTTACCACGTGCATCTGTACCAATGTTGAATACTTGCTTATGTAGCGC